AGTTTGAGTCTTATTAGAATAGAATAATGAACGATAGTATGTAATCATATCTGTACATATATTTTCTAATCGTTTAATATAAGCATGGTCATCATCTTTAATAACTAAAGATAGATTTGTGCCAATATTAGTTGTATCCATTGTATATGATCCAACTACTAAGGATTCAATATCAGTATTGTCACCATCATGGGAGCTTAAACGATAAGAAATCTTATACATATTAACCCCAGTTGGCAATGTATCTAAAGTAACACCTGTAACTTTAAATAGATATTCTTCATCTGTATGATTGATTATAAAATAATCTTGCGGATATGGTTTGAATGCATTCGGAAGGACATATGCATCACCTTCAATAGAATCGGATTCAATACCATAATCACCAGACTCTAATTGGACTTGAATCTTATCTAATCCAAATAGAACTGTATCTTTAATTTTATTATATCTTAATGGAGAATCTCCATCAGTATAGCTATATGCTTGATCAGTGCCTTCATCCAATGTACTTTCTGCAGTATTAATATTGAAGTAAGTACAAATTGTAGGCGGTTTATCTGTAAATGTATAGAACGTATTATCTAATCTATCTTTCTTAGAGTCTAAGATAGAGTTAATAGTCCCAACATAGGTAGTATCTAGGAATTTTCCCATATGTTACCTCCTTTATTAATGAGATGTTTAAGAAAAAAAAATAAAGTGAGCGGATGAGGTTTATCCCCATCCGCATCATAATATTTGTCTTACTGAATCTTTAATTTTACTTAATGGTACACCATAATCTTTTTCTCCAGATTCATTTCTATGGAAATAAACAGAAGATCCTCTAAAGAATTGGATATTGTTATTTATGAAGAACTCAGATTGCCTCATAGATATATCACCAGCATCATCATTATCAAAATATAAATGTAAATCCATATTCATTATTCCTCTAGAGAGAATTAATGAAATTACATTTGGATATTTGTTTCCTGATGCAGCCATATATATTCCATTAGCCCCATATGATAAGTTTGTAAATACTGAAAGAATATCAAATTGTCCTTCAGTAATATTAACCAAAACCTTATCTGTTGTTATAGGAATTTGAGCTGGAATAGAATACGTTTTAGTAAAGTTATTCTCTGATAGCTTTACTATTAAATATCGGAATTTCTTATCTACTGGCTTAATACATCGCATAATTAATGCTGTATTATTAATCGAGAGGAATCCCACATACTCACGTTGAATTCGTTCATAATCAGATTCTGTTGCTCCCAGAACCTGCATAATCTGGCGTCTGAAGAACGTAAAATCAAATATAATTTTAAGCTCTAATAAATACCATATTGGTAAAACTACTCCTAAACGGGAATTTACATAGTCTACCTTTTCCTGATAGATTCTATCATCTAAGACAAAATCTTTATACTTTATTATTCTTTCGTCAGTAGAAATAGAAGAGTAAGCTTTTGGCTTACTCTTCAACATCTTCTTATTATATTCTTCTATCTCAGATATTAAAGATAAATCTCTTATCTTCAATAATTCTAAGAAGTTTCTATTTACTAGACCACCCGCTTCACATTTGAAGCAATTATACATAATAGGTTTATCTTTAGATACCCCTATATACATATGCTTCTTTCCTGGCGATGATGTATGCCCGCAGTACGGACATCTTAAAACTATTTCTTTCTTTCCAGCTGCAAATTGCGAATCTGGTATTGCAGATTTTAATCTGTCCGCTATATTCATAAATTACCTATGCTTTAAAAAAGTAGATATTGGAATATTCAATAATCTTAGCTTTAATTACTTCGTCTCTTGCTTCAGCATGTAAGAATTGTAATCCTTTTAAGATGGAATATTCATTACAATTTAAGACGTTCAATAGATATTCTAAAGAACGTCCTTCAATCATTACCATATAGAATAATTCTTGGTAATTGATTGTTTTACGACCAGTAATATTTATTTCTCTGCCTTCACTAATAAATTTAATATCTTTATCGTCGATATTTGTAATAATATTAGTAGGGGTTGTAATTGGAGCGATAACTATGTCGCCTTTATTAGATTTTAAAGTGCCACTACATTTTTTATCATTAGTTCCACATTCAGCATCAAGAATATAACCTACAATTTGATTTGGGGTAAGCTCTGGATATTTTTCTTGAATCTTAGCTAAATTATGATGATTATTAAATTCTTTTTTAACTTCAATATTATATTCTTTCATTATATTCACTCCCATAGTATTTAAATTATTTAGTTTGATTCTTTTCATTAAAAATAGATGATCTTAATGAGAAGAATGGTAACGAATTCTTAATATGAGTACTATCTATATCATCATCCCCTATTAGACCATATATAAAATCATGTCGCTCGCACACTGGGGTAGTATTATATAATCTAACAAATTTATCCAATTCTTTGTATATATTAGGATATTTATTAACTTTGTCTATTAAATTTTTAATAGCATTCAATCTAGGAGTATTATAAGTTAGATTATTTTTATTAGTAAAATCTTTAATAATTTCTACTAAGTTATCTGCTGTAACATTTTTATTATTTAAAATTACATCTATCAAAATATCTTGTATTTTTACAGTATATTCTAAATTATATTTTGCACCAAATGCTTTAATATTAATTGCAAAAATAGATATATTTCTACCGATATCATTATCGTTCTCGAACTTGTTTAATGTATGATAAATTTTTACATGATTATATGCATAGTCTAAAATTTTATCATAATTAAAATATCTATATAATGGGTTATTTAATATATGATGCTTTTTATTATTATTAAATTCACGTATAGCAACAGCTGGATCAAGATTAATAATATCTATATAAGTAAAATCATCATTAATACGTCTATCTATTCTTATATATGCAGTATGTAAAATATCATAACTCAATCTTGATGAAAATATTTTAGTGATTATTTTATTTCTACCATTTAAAGACACTTTATTTCTCTTAATAAAATCAAAATTGATAATGTCTGTTTCAGTTACATTTTTTAATAGTCTTTCCATTATAAAACCTCCTATAAAATAAAATTAAAAAAGTTTATTATTACTAAATTATTACCTCCAATATATAAAATTTAGGAGATGAGTATTAAACTCATCTCCTTAAAAATTATTTACTTAATTTAGATACGCGTTTGGTTAGTACTTCATAGTAGCCAGTCATATAATGTAACTGCTCTGCTAGTAGATCAAAGTCATCACATTCTTTATTTTCATTTAAGAATTTAATCAATCGTTCTACTTTTTCACCAAGTTCTTTACGTTCTTCAATTAGTCTTGTTTTCCAATCTTCCATTTTAATTTTCCTTTCTTCTATAGCAAAAATCAATATATCTATAATTATAATATATATATCTTTTAGTTTTTACAAATATTTATTTTACCAAATCTATCAATATTAATAATTTCTCCAATCTCCAATGTAGGAATATCACAATGACATACTTCTATAGATTTTTGGATTGCCTCACTACATTTTAAAGGAACTCTATTAAAGTAATCATAACTAGGATAATTATAATACATCCAAGGTATAGACTCTATAGTCTCATTAGGTAGAAAGATTTCAGAAATTCTTGAGGATAAAAGTTCACCATCAAAACTAAGTTCTGTATCTATACTGGTGACTTTAAACATAGCTTTTCCATCTCTCGTTATAAATTCCTTCTTTTCATTTATAATAAATATGCAATCTAAAAACCTTCTAATTTGTACATCCATATCCTCAAATGCTAATAATTTCAAAGTGTCTAAAAGCATTTATCTGACCTCACTAATAACGAAATTTATTTACACTACCATATCTATCAATAATAAAAGAATCTCTAGGAGTCAATGTAGGAATGATAACGATAGCATATACTTCCATGGATCTTTGAATTATTTCACTACATTTTAGAGGTACTTTGTTAAAATAATTGTAACTAGGATATTTATCACATACAGCATTAACTTTATTGCTATAACTTTCAGCTATATCTGATTTTATAATTTCACCATCATTGGTAATCTCTGTATTGATAGCGGTAGTTTTAAACCCATTTTTTCCATTTTCGATCACTTGTTCTGTCTTACTATTTGTAATACATATATGATCATTACACTTATTAATTTTTACATCCATACCTTCGAATGATAATAATTTTAAAGTGTCTAAAAGCATTTTAATACACCTTTCTATCACAAAGACGAATTACATTTATTATACCAAATCTATAAATATTGATACAGTCTCCCGGTGAAAGGTTAGGAATATCACAACTGCATGTATCCATAGCATTCTGAATTTCTTCGCTATGTAAAGAAGGTAAATTATCATAGTATTCTTGACTTGATTTATCAATGATTCTATGAAAATCTTTATAAATATTATCAATACGTATTTTAGAAGTTTTGAAAATCTTTGAAGATATAATTTCACCATCTAAATTAATTTTAGTAACTATACGTATGCTCATAGATATATACCCATCATGTCTATTATGAAATTCTTTACGACTATTTTCTATAACTATGCAATCAGTATCGTTATCTTTTAATATTTGTACATCCATACCGTAAAATGCAAACTTTTTTAAAGTATCTAAAAGCATTTTAAATCTCCTAATAAATAAAATATAGTACGATAGGAGTTCAACTCCTATCGTATATCATATTTCTTATTATAATATTTACTTCGCATGAATTTAATCATATCGGTAAATGCATCTCTAGCTTCACGATTGAAATTATCGACGTTTTTATATTTACCAGTCTTTTTACTTTGAGTCATAATATTATCAGTATCATCTAAGATATAAACTTTATCTTTATCATCATCTAAGTCTGCATAATAAAATTTATCTTTGTATAATACCAAAATTA